AGCTGCTCAATCAGGTACTCGTGAGAGACCTGGGCGAAGCGACGACGCTCATCAGTGTCAAGGTAAATGTAGTCAACATACAATGTTGCACCACCAAGGCTGAGGTTAGTCAAGCACTGGTCAGCAGTGATCACCAGCTGACTGGCTTGCTTGAACTCAATGTTGATGCGAACCTCGTGGTACTGGAGGGCAATCAATGGCAGCGACAGACCAACGTTGCGGTTGAACCAGAACTGCAGGGGAATGTACAGGGTCTTGCCGGGCTTGTCCTGGGTAGACCACTGCTGAAGAGAGCCGGGGAGCTGGGTCTCAGTGCCGAAGCCACCCTGACCAATCATCTCCTTGTAACCAGCCTGCTGACCAGCGGGAACGGTCAACTCACTCCAAACCTGGAGCCATGTGCCGTACTGCTTGTCAATGCGCTGACCACCGATCTCGACCTCAACATTCTCAATGAGGTGGTGACCAATGTCATCGACCCAACGGAACGAGGCGCACTGGCACTCGACCTTTGGCAGATCGACCTGAACGTAGATACGGTTGATCAAATCACCGTTACGCGAGATGAGAGCTGTCACGCGTTTGCCGAAATCGGCCTGACCCGAAAACGTCTGTTCGATCGCTTCCATGGCGAAGTTGGTGTGACGACGGTAAACAACCTTAAAGAAGGTAATCTGTGGGTTACCAGTAAGGTAAATATCCTGTGCGCCGTAGGCGACGAGTTGCATTAATCCTCCAGACATTTTGAAGTTTTTTTATAATATATGAATAGATAATTTTTCTGCACTAATTTCTTCCCCCTAATTACATCATTTTGTTATCTCACAATATCTAGATCATTTCTTGAAATCTCTAAAGGTTACCACTAGTTTCAAACCGAACTCCTTGAGAAATTTTTAATCCGACCCTCTAAAGCTAGATTATTTTTCCTTAAAATAAACGCATTTTTAACTTTTTCCCTGATTTTTTAACACCAATCCCAAAATTTATTCTTACCTATTATTCTATTAATAATTCCAAAAATTATTCTTTAGGAAAGAACAATTTTTTACTATTTATTCAGGAAGACCTGACGGATTCTGCTTTAACTTCACATAATACTCTATGAACCTCTTTAGATAATCATCCAAACACTGATCGCTTGTGATAGTCTGATCCTTCCTTCGGAACTCATACCTACCATCCCCAAGTAACTTCACTGACCATCCATCATTAACTGCATTATATATAAATACCATCTTCTGAAAGTCCACCATACTATTTAGATTCGGTGGTCGCATTCTTGGTATATCCATTTGATCTTATCCCAGAATTTTTACTTTGTCTATCTGACGATCCCAGAATTTTTTTGATTTGCCAAACTTAACTAGAACCTATGTCCAAATTACTTACCTTCCTCAATAATGATCAGACCCTCGAAGCTGGTATCGATGAGGCTGGACGTGGTTGCTTTATCTCACGTGTCTATGCCGGTGCCGTCTTCTGGGATCCCCAGGTCAAAAGTGAACTCATCCGTGACTCCAAAAAACTAAATCATCGCCGTCGTCTCATTGCATATGACTTCATCAAAGAAAATTGCCTATCTTACGGTTTTGGGTGGGCTGAAGCTCCAGAAATAGACCAGATTAATATCCTTAATGCCACACTTAACGCTATGCACAGAGCTCTTGATGCTTGTTATGTCATCCCCGAACATATCGTTATTGATGGTACACAGTTTAAGACATATGTTGATAGTAATGATCAGGCTGTTAATTATACTCTAGTCACACAAGGTGATGACAAATACTACTCTGTTGCTGCTGCTAGTATAGTCGCCAAAGTAGAACATGACCTATACATCGAGAAATTATGTGATGATAATCCTGTCCTTGAACATTATGATATCCGTAGTAACAAGGGTTACGGTAGCAAGAATCATATAGATGCTATTAAGGAGCGTGGCATCACCGAGTTCCATCGTAAATCGTTTGGAATCTGCAAAAATTATACATAATAAACAAATCATAAATTTATGGATATAAAAGTCATTATTACTTCTTTGTATTTATTTTTGATTTTCAATTTATCAGATTTGTCTAATTGACATTCTTTAATGTCCATTAATCACGATAATTCTAGTAACTCAAGCGGGGATACTGCTCTTACCTACACGAGTTCTATTAGTAATGATGTAGATATTGATGATATTGATGATGATATTGATGATGATATTGATGATACATCTGACATTGAAGAATCGACTTATAGTACGTCTGAATTTGATGAGTGTGTTACTACTGATGTACTTGATATCATAGATCAAAATGGGGGTCTAATAAAAAAAAATGTAGATGGGGATGATATTGTTGATGCAGAGGAGGGTAATTTGATTTCTGCGAAGAGGGTTAGAAAGAAGAAAAAGAAGGACAAGTGTTATTTCTGTCATGGTGGTATTTCAGAGGAACATAAATACTATCCATGTAATTGTAAATTTGGTTTCGTACATCGTGAATGTTTAAGACAATGGGCATTCGTCGATGGTCATCTTCACTGCCAGGTATGCCAACTAAGATACCATCTTGAACGTCAAAACGGTGTTTGTTTCGTTTGTAATACAGATGATCAGCAGAAACCCCTAATCAAGCCATGTAGGTGTCTCTATATTACAGTTCACGCAGATTGTATTAATCGCTGGTATACCCAAAGCCAATTTAATCAGAAATGTAGATATTGTGATTATAAGTATCAGGTTGTAACCCAAGTATCTCGCAAATTCACTAAATCACGTATACCATATGTCTTATGGTCATTGATAATTGTATTATATTTAATGTTGATGATCTTTCTAATTTCTGGTACACATCTGATTTCAGCCATTAATCCATCTATTGAATATCCTCGATTTAACTATACTGTGAATGGTAACTATACTGAAGAAACGTCCCTTATTTTGTTCCCAGGAAACAAATCTTCAGCTTGTTATGTCACTGATATTATGTACCTAATTACCATTGGTTTATGTGGTATTATAGGATTTTCAATTCTTGTTGCATGGCTAATTAATATCCTAATAGCTGCCATTAACAAGACAGATGGTGATCGAGAGTTGCTCAAGAGAAATTCCGAATTGTTCCATAAGCGCCGATTTCTGGTCTTTTTTGGTCCTCTTTTCTCAGTGCCCCTGATCCAACTATTCGGGAATATCCACTATTCGATTTATTCAAGTGCTGGGATAATTCCGCCTGAAAACTCCTTCTGGATGTATAACGGGTATTCTTTTCTGGCTGGTCCAGCAGGATTGGCTGTGATCGCACTAGCAATTGGATTCTGTTTCCTATTTTTCCTGATATTCAAAGGGGTTTACTGGCTAATAGTTAAAGAAAATAGACAAATAGAAGTCATTTCTCCTAACCTTGAAAATGTGTGAGATCCAAATTATTGATTAAATAATCCATATTTTAACAACAAACTCAAAGAAAGTTAGTGTATACTTTGCATCATCTGAATTCACTAAGATTTCCCATATTTCTGAACTGAACATATTGCGAAAAGTGGCACAATCCTTCATGTCTTTAAATGCAATTTTCTTCTCGGATGAAGGACTTTTTTGGTCTTCTGACATTTTGTTGTAGTATCTGGTGCTATTTGCTATATCATCAATTACTTTGCAAAAATTGATGATATAGCAGAAGGGTATTTTGGTTATATACATCTTAAATGGAGCCCAGCCATACACACAATTTATGTAGATAATTAGAGTTGTACTCATCGTAGACATACGGGCGTATTTTTCCTTTTGTCAAGGAAAAAAGTACCGAGTGCCCAATCTTATGCATAAATCGTGATCAAAGTAATATAGATGATTTGATATTCATTATAAGGAATTAAACGCGTTCTTGTGCCTCTTCAATGAACTGGTTCTCCTTTTTGATCTTCTCCTCCTCCTCTTTGGTGAAGTCATTCTTAATACCCCATTCAGCTCTAATCTGTTCGCTAGTCTTATCTTTCATCAGACCAGCAGCCGCACAGCACATTGCTTCGAGCATGGAATTAAATTCCAAAAAGTTAGCCAGAAGGATTACTTGGATGAGAGTCGCTTTGGGCATAGTCTCGGCAAAATTTTTCTCCCATGCAGTCAGCTCATTATCAATACGAGCATCCTCTTTTCGTTCATCCTTAGGGAATTCAGTGGTTCTCATAAATTGAGCATACTGAACTACGTAATCTAGATGTTCGGGACTCTTAACGTTCGAATTGGGAAAAGGGATTACAAAATCTGTATCAGTACCCATTTCTAATGCTCCCAAATCATTAACCATGTTACGGATGGTTACACAGTTATGAAGATCTTTCCATGCGATCTTCTTTTGAAATTGTTCGACACCTTGGTCGTCATTGACTTGCAATGTGATTAACTTTTCGCCGTGTTCCATGTTTGTGTTGAATAATTTTATAAATCGACAGAGAAATCAATTTTTTTTATATGCAATCAAAAGTACTTATTGAACGATTTAATTAATATAACTGGGTGATCGGTCCCACTTTGACTCAGTTGAGGCTGGATATTTGGGTGGGTGTTCTTCATCCATTTGTCTCTTCAATTGAGCAATCTTTCTATCCTGCTTACTGATCTGTTCCTTTAGATTAAATACATGTTCTGTTAGATTATTTACAACCTTCTTTAACTGATTGAGACTATCAATCAAATTACTGTTCTGTGTAAGTAATTTACCCACACTTTCTTCATCAATTACAAGCATTTTTTTAATAATTTTATTTGCCTCATTATCATCATCCTGATCAAGACTAAAATATGACGATGCTACATCAGGTGGGGTCACGGCTGTATTTGATGGGGTCATTCGGAGGGTCTTGAATGGTTCATCAATAAAGACGGCTGACCCCTTCCTCTTTTTGTCTTTGGAACTCATTTCTATTTTTAAATTGATTTAAAGATAAAAGTTATAAATCAATTATTCTAAATGTCGAAAACAAAATTAATCTTTAAAAAACCTAATGATTCTATTTTGAAAGACTCAGTGGAGACCGACCCTTTACAACCCAATGCTACTGAATTAAAGTCTCTCAAGAAATATTTTGGTTTTAATAATTTCCGAAGCGGACAATGGAGGATCATCCGTATCCTCCTCCGTGAACGTCGAGATGTCTGTGGTATCCTCGCCACTGGTCAGGGTAAAAGTCTCTGTTATCAATTCCCAGCTGTCCTCAGCGAAAAGACCGTAATCGTGATTTCACCCTTAATTAGTCTCATGCAAGACCAGAAAATGGCATTATTGGCAAAGAATATCCCCAGTGAAGCTTTATGTGGTCTAACTAAAAACTATACTGATACCCTGGATAAAGTGGTTCGAGGTGAGTATCGGGTGGTCTATACTACCCCTGAATTTATTAGTACCCACCTAGGTGTTCTGACTAGAATGGCAGAGAATGATATATTAGAAATGATTGCTATCGATGAGGCTCATTGTATTAGTCAGTGGGGTCATGATTTCCGCCCAAGTTATCGCACATTAACCGGTATCAGACAACATATCCCACCTAATATCCCAATTTTGGCTCTGACCGCAACTGCAACCCCCGTCATTACTCAAGATATCTGTGATAATTTAAGTTTGCGGAATGTGGAGATTATTCGAGCCAGTACTGATCGACCAAATCTACGTTTGTGGGTTCATAAGAAGAGTCCCGGAGGTTGGTTACCAGATCTTAAAAAGATCCTCGGGTCTCCCACTGGTGCTACTAAATCCAATAATAATAAATCCAATAATAGTAGTAATCGCGGATTTATTATATCAGATGACGAGGATGAGCCACAGAATTTAGGTTTACGGAATCAGATTAAATTTAACTTTAAATATCAGAATAATGATGATGAAGATATGGGATTTGAAGATGATGATTTTAGTTCCGCAAAAATGGCTGTCACGGAGGAAGACCTTCCTGACTTAAATACAGTTGATGTTCTGACAAAGAAAGAAGAGGAGCCTGAGCTGGTGAAGGAACCAGTTCCGATTGGACATGCCGATTCAACCATTATTTACACAAATAGTCGTAAGGATTGTGAGGCTATTTATAAAGATTTGAAGAGGGTAGGCTATCATGTTGATTACTATCATGCTGGTATGAATGATAAACGAAGAATGGAGGTTCATAAAGACTTCATCTATGACAAAGTACCCATCGTAGTAGCTACCATCGCATTTGGAATGGGTATCGATAAGCCAAGTATCCGGAAAATTATCAATTGGGGTCTGCCTGGTAACATTGAGACCTACTATCAGGAGATCGGAAGAGCGGGACGCGATGGTCTAGAGAGCGATTGCTATCTGTTCTATAATAGTAGCGACATGTTCATTCACAAGTTTCTGATTGGTAAAATGGAATGTACTAAACAGGTTCAAGATCATCATTATCATTTGCTGGAGTTGATGAAACAATTTACATTCACTAATGTGTGTAGACAGTATCAACTGGCACAATACTTTCAGGGTGATAATATGGTAAATGCTGCACCAACTGATCCTGATGAGATATCTAAATTCTGTAAGGTATGTGATAATTGTCAACATTATTTCGATCGGGTGATGAATAATGAGAATGTGGTGGTCGATAAGGTTGATGTTGGTAAGAATGCCAAGATTCTGATTGATCTGGTTCGAACCCTCTCTACCAACTACGGTTTTAAGAACCTAATTGGTATTCTGACTGGTAGTAAAGCTAAAACATTCCCCGAACGCCTTAAACAATGTACTTACTATGGTCGTGGTGATCATCGTAGTCAGGTCTACTGGAAGGCATTGGGGGATGTTCTGATCACTGAGGGATATCTGAAATACTCAAAAATTGGTGGTCTTTATGGCTTCGGTAAGAAACAAAGCAAAAAACAGGATCAGACTCAGGTGATGCAAGTTGTTACAGTGGGACCTAAACGGATGGACGGTGAGACTCTGGTATTGATCCCTACACCCGAATTAGATAAGTGTCTCAAGAGTTACGAACATGAGAAGAAGATTAAACAGATTGAGGAGACAAATAAAACAGGACAGTTAATGCAATTGTTGAAGAACTTCCGCTCCGAAATCTCTGCCAAGATGAATTTACCACCCTATATTGTTCTGCCTGATACCGTAATTAATGCACTCTTACAGGTTAAACTACCCACTGATATTAGTCAGTTGGCTCTGGTTGATGGTTTGAATACCCAGGTATTAATGATGCATGGGGATGATTTGGTTGGGTTGATGAACCGCACAGCTCCAGTTATCTCCGTGAGATCGAATATGATTGATTCTGATGATGAGGAGGATACAGTGAAATCAAATGCTGGTGGGGTGAAGAAGAAAAAGAGTGATGATGGTGATGAGGATGGAAAGAGTAAGCCGTCGTATATTTTAAATAGCAGTGTCTTGGAGACAAAGACATTATATGACACTGGTCTGGGTGTGAAGGAGATTGCGACTAGACGTAAAATGAGTACTTCGACAATAGAAGCACACATCGCAACCTTATTCGCGACATGTGATGATATGGACTATACTAAGATTATTGATGAGGAGAAGAAGGAGCAGATTAAGGAGTTCTTACGATTGAACCCTAGTTCAAAGTTTAAGGAACTAAAAGATGGTCTACAGGTTAATGATATTACAGCTTCCTATATGGAAATTAAGTTAGTTTTAGCGTTAATGAGTAGGGGTTCTTAATCTATGATTATTTGATTCTATTGAAGGGGGATAGGATCTTAGATGATGAATATGGATATTGATCTATCATATGTGGATCCGATGAACTATTTTATCGGATCAACAACTTATCAAGAGACTTATATTTCGAATGACGTTCAGATGGAAGATGTACAATTGGATGATGAAATGAAGATTGATCGTTAGATTTTGAGATTCTCTTTGGATGTGCGATAATTTTAATCTATTTTGAATTTATAAGAATTCAAATGGGTGACGATATGGAAAAATATGCAAAGGTACTATACGAGAAAGTGAAAGGTAAGTTCCCGTCAGAGAAAGTTACTGCTGGTAACATCTTTGATCTAATGAGAATCTCTATGGAAGAGGTAGAGAAGTTTAAAGAGTTGGAGGGTCGTGCTAAAAAAGAACTTGTGATTCGTATTATCAATGAAGCTATCAAAGACTTTGTGGTTGATGAGATTGAGAATGAGAGTTTGAGACTTTTGGTTGATAACTTTATGGATGTTTTGATTGATACCTTTGTAGATATTGATTTTGGCAATCTGAAGATTAATGAGGATCAGAAGAAAGTGATCCGCAAATTATTCCCATGCTGCTTTTAGATTAGATTTTTAACGTCGAGTAATCTCGTACGCCACTGAGTGGCGTACGAGATACTCTCCTAAAAATCTATGGCAAAAAGATGTGGTCAGTTAATAAAATGGTGTGGCTCGCTGACGCTGAGCCACACCATTCTATTAAAGGCAGGGTTTATTTGAAGTTGTCGGATACCTTTTACTAATAATGACTGTGTTGATTAAATGAAGATTATATTAATTTTCATTTATATATGCCTGATTTAGCTTGGTACAGGAGTCTCAAGGAACTTAAGAAGTTCGGGGGTAAACATGCTAAGTTTGTAGGATTAATGGAAGATAATATAGTTAAAAAAGCCTATCATCAAGAACATCGGGAGATCTTTGATCATGAGGTGTATTGTATTAAAAGATTACAGGAAGAGACATTTATACCTAAATTGTTGATGGTTGATGATGAAAAACGAACTATTTATATGACTTACTGTGGTAAGCCTGTTAAAAATATCGCCAAATATCAAAACAAAATTAATAAATACCAGAAAAAATTACAAGAAGTTTACGGTATTCATCATAATGATGTTCGCGAGGGCAATGTTTGTATTGATACTAAGGGTCAGATCTATTTAATTGACTTCGGATGGTCACGTGAATATGAGGGTGTTGGAGGATATGGTAAGGGTAAGATAGGAAATACTCAAACTCAAATACCAGTGACCAAGAAGGAATTATTAGACTTTCTCAAAGATATTTATTATGCTGATTCAAAGAATCTTAATGAAATAAAATCTGATATCCAAAAATTTTTTATTCGTGATAATGATCCTTTGCCAAAGTTAATTAAAAAATCTTTAATAAATAAAAATAAAATAGAAAACAAAGAAATTAAAATAGAAAACAAAGAAATTAAAATAGAAAACAAAGAAATTAAAATAGAAAACAAAGAAATTGAAGAAATTAAAGAAAGCTTTGATAAAAATAAAATAGAAAACAAAGAAATTGAAGAAATTAAAGAAAGCTTTGATAAAAATAAAATAGAAAACAAAGAAATTAAAGAAACCTTTGAAGAATTTAACAAAGAAATTAAAGAAATTAAAGAAACCTTTGAAGAATTTAACAAAGAAATTAAAGAAATTAAAGAAAGCTTTGATAAAAATAAAATAGAAAACAAAGAAATTAAAGAACCCTTTGAAGAATTTAGAATAGAAAACAAAGAAATTAAAAAAACCTTTGATGATGTTGGAGAAAACAATGATATTAATAAGGATGTATCCTTATCCTTAGGAGAATCAGTTGGGGAGATAGCTGGGGAAGACTTGGATATGGTTGAAATTGACAGATCTCATGTAGTGGATCCTGACCAAGGTAATGAAATTATGGAACAAGTTGATACGATTGAGGTGATGGATGTTACTACATTTAGGATACAAAGACAGGGTAATCCTTACCTTTGGTCACAAATTTGAAGATATCTGATCTATGGTAATATATGAGACTTTTTGATATACTGATTAACTTGTATAAGTTACTTGACATCGATGATCTTCCATCTGTCACTACCGATCTGTCGGATGGAGAGTGGAGCGCTTGTTTGCAATCTGATGGTAAACTGATCATCAGCGAGTGTCATGGCTTTGGGAGTACACTAGAAGATGCTGTGGATGATGCTGTTAGTAGGTTTATTGACCACACTCCAGTAATTAATGATGTGCCCCTGAGGAAAATTATTGTAATGATGCGTGAGGGCGCGATAAAAAAATCTGATGGCTAATTATTATATGAATCATAATCCTGGACCACATGTTTATCAACCGAATGACGATTATTTTGGATACGACAGTGATGTACGAGATATAGGTCCTGTCAGAGAGGATACAGTACCATTTTTAGATCTGGAGGAATTGCGTAAGGAGGAGCGTAGTAGTGAGAGAACATCTATTCAAATATTCAAATTGATCCTTGCTAAGTCCCACGAGAAAATTAAAAGAACCAATAAGACTACTGATAGTAGGATGTGCTACTATGATATCCCCCACTTTCTTCCTGGATATCCAGTATTTGATGTTGATGCCGCTAAAACTTATGTGGCGCAGCAACTCTATCGTAATGGAATCTATGTTGAGGATGCTGGACCCAGTCGATTGTTTCTATCATGGAGACCTACTGATGTCAATTTGGCAGCATATCATTATCAGTCACAGAAGAGGGTACAGAAAGACAATGTGTACAAAATCGAAGTGAGTCCACTTGATCAGAGAAATAGCGGTAATTATGATAAACCTAAAATTGTTCGAGGTACTAGAGCAGGTAAAAATGCTAAAAATGCAGTTCCTGAAGGTGAAGAGCCAGTTAGTATGTTGCAGTATGATAAGACGGTAGCTGACCTAGTACCAGTTAATGCTAAGAAGGTTCAACACGGTGATAGCAGATCGTCTGTTTCTGCTAGATCAGTAGATAGGGAAGAAAGCGAAGAACCTGAAGAACGGGAGGAACCTGTTCACAAGAAGAAGCGTAAACATAGATCATCTACTACCGATGAATACCAAGATCAAAGATATATCACTAATGATCAGCAAAGTAATCAATCACAAGGAAATCGATCATATGCATTTGGCAATCAACCACATAGTAATCAATCACAAACACCGTACTATTATTAATTTAATCATTCTATTTTTTGAATGATTAGATAAATTAGAATGATTAGAAAAAAATATGAAATAAAAAATAAAAATATGAAATAAAAAATATGGAAAAATGAAATAAAAAATATGGAAAAATGAATTAAATGAATTCTACGATACAATTAGCACGGAAATTATTAATTAATGTGATTTCTTTGATTTGATCATCAATATCAACTGTGGTGAATGTGAAGGTTCGCCCAAAGGTTGGTTTACCTTTTTCAGCACTGTTATAGTTTGAATATTGGGCTTTGGTAATCTTTTTGATGGGTTTTGTAGATGTGAAGACCCGTTCGCTACCTATGGGGTCTTGTAAACAGAGATCTGTATAGACATATTTGATCTCTTGGGCAGGATTTTCTGCAAGAATCTTGTTAATGGTTTCTAGATTCTTGTCAATGCCAACATATCTAGCTTCATCTGTTAAATTTTTAACCGATTTATTTGTTTTTGAAGGTGATTGATCAGGTGTAGATGTTGGCACCTTGGGGGTTTTGTTCTTCTTTGGTGGTGGTGGTGGTTTCTGATGGAGTGACACCACATTTGCATATTCATCACGGTTGTATTTATGAAGGGTAACTTTATCAGGATTAGTATGGAAGCTGTAACTAAATATTTCAGCATTTGTCATTACAAACCTGAGGTGAATATATTTCGATGTCTGTGTAGTAGTATTCAATTTAACCACGTGTTTAGAATTATCAGTTGGACCTTTCACATCCAAAATTGGTGCTGAATCTTCATCATTAAGGAAGACGGTAAGAGATCCACTAGACTCAATCACATAATTAAATGTTAGCTCATCTGATTTAAGCCAAATAGGGTGAGTCTTAAAGCTAATAGATACATTAGCTTTATTGGTAGCTAGGCTAGTGAAACCATCACGTCGGATTGTGTACATTTGAACCTGGGTATACTTGGCATCGTTGACATAGAGTAAGAACTGATTACTCGCTTCACATGGGATAACATAGGGGATCATTCTTTCAGGGCTAACTGAGAGATCACCGAACCACGTACGTTCAATAACATCCCAGTGTACACCATCACGAGAGACCATGAGATCGATTGTTTGACTCTCGCGGAAATCACCCGATTGTCCAGATGGGAACCCAATGTAGTATCCATTATTAGGATGTGCCCATATATTGGACATATAGTAACATCGTGGTGTACTATCTTTCTGCTTATAAAGTAACTTATAATAAAGAGTTTCAGGTGAGATCCATTCATCTAGATTAGTAGATATCTGTGTTTGAATATCTCTAACCCCACGTTCATAGTTATAACGAAGGAAGATACGATATTGTTTTCGGTAGGTATCCCACACTACTGTATTCATTGAATCATAATAGGTACCATATGCTTGAGATAGTGAGTTTGTGTGTCTCAGGATCATCTTTCCTTGTTGCCAATTAATGGCATCTGTCGAGCTCATAAGATAGATACCTTTAGCACAACAGTTGCAACTACCTGCATGAAGACCCCCAATGGCACTGAGTTTATCTAAGTCTTGGTGGTTCTCAAAGGCATAAAAATTATGAGAAATAGCATCAGACTTCCAGATTACATTATTTTTCGAATCATTCGATTTATTTTTTGGATCATCAGATGGGCTTTTAGGATCAGTCATAACCTTACCACTTGGTCTAGGTTTAACTACCACTGAATCCTTATAGATACCCACATTAGGTTTGGTCCAGGTGTAACCATCTTCACTGATCAGAACACATGTATTTTCATGATGATAACTTGTGTTACCAACGGGTAGGTTTCCACGATAATACATGTAATATTTTCCTTTAAAAGGGGTGATATTAAAGTAAGTAGTAAAATTATAATTGTCCCAGGAATCTTTGGGTTTAAATATAGTGGAATGAAATTTAGGTCGGTGGGTCCGGATGATTAGATCTTCCGAATCATTGGATTCGATAATATGATTTTTATCAATAAATAGTTCCACCCAGAACATATATAAGATGATAATAATGAATATATAAGTAGCGATGATATTTAATATCATTTTTTGTTCATTGAGCTTGATTTGATTTCAATTGTTAGAATATATGTTGGCTCGAAAGGATGCCCTACCATTGACTTTTACTCAGGTTAAATATCATCATTCTAATCTCTCTATGCCAGATCCCCCATACTTAACTGAGAAAAATGACCAACCTATCGATATTAGTGTGGGTCGACAATTGTGGATTGATAATTATCTCATGGACAGTTCAACTAATATTAAGTTTGTTCATCATCAGGCTGTAGATGTGACTCCACAACCTATTTTAGAGCCAAATTCATCTGATGAGAGGAGATCTAACTCACCTTTACCTGATGCTGTTCTTTATGATCCGATTGCCAAAGAGTTTAAGATGTGGTATATATTGAATTATGAACAGACGCCACATAAACTATGCCTCGCGACCAGCCAGGATGGAATTAATTGGATTAGACCCACACTTAATATTCAGTTTAACACGTTTGATCCATGCTGTGATGCATGTGCTAAGTATAATGCAAAGGCTGTGAAGAATCAAAATGGTAATATTATATGTAGTTTTGGTGGATGTCGCAATATGAAAGGTAGGGGTTCGGGTAGTATAATTATGGATCTAAATGAATCAGATCCGAATAAACGATTTAAGTTAGCATGGGGTGGTTTTCGTCAAATTAAAATTTATTACTCCCCTGATGGTATTAACTGGTCAAGTTCTGAAACTGATGGAGGCTGGGTAGGTGGTAGTGTCTGGTTCCTGAGCTGGAATCCATTCCGCAAAAAATACATCTTTACCATGAGGGATAACCTGATATATGCTAGTCGGGGCAGATTAGCTAGATATATGGAGGTCGAAGAAATTAGTAAAGGGTGGCCTAAGTGGGAGGACGGTTCGGGAAATGGTTCCGAGAGATACACTGCTGGTCAACCAGTTCAATATTGCATTTCGGATCAAAATGACTACCATTACACATCTCGAAGTCCTGGTGTCTATTGCGCTCATATGGTTGCATATGAGAGTATTATGGTTAATTTGTTTAGTATCTATCATTCGGGTGACGGTTTTAATAAGAGGATGTCCATCTACGCTGGATATAGCAGAGATGGATTTCATTATACCAGGGATAATGAGGTTCGGAACCGTCCTTTGATCCCAGAGATGGGTAGTAAGACGTATATGTGCGCAGTAGGTGGAAATATTTGTGTCACATCTGATCGAGTGTTGATCTACTATTTTTATAAGGAAAATTCTGGTATGTATACTGGTTGTGCTACCATTCGCCGTGATGGATGGGTTCATATTGAATCTGTTGATGCTTCTATGGAATCAGTAATCATGACTAGATTATTGAAGATCAGTGGACCGGAGTGTGATAAGTTTTATCTATTTGTCAACATGATCGTAAGTGATGACGGGTATCTAAAAGCTACAATCTCAGATAAATTAGATCAAGAGATAGGGTCGGGACAGATAAAAGGACCGATTGATTTCTGTTCATATCAGGTGATTGAATTAGATGGTAAGAGAATATTCTCCAAGGAATTTAGAATTAAGTTTGAGATGAAAGGCTGTAATTTCTATAGTTTTTGGATCAGTCCTTCTCTTAATGCTGAAAGTAATGGTTTTGTAGGTAATGGCGGACCTATGTTTAGTAGTTACCAGGATAAGGTGGCTGGTAGGGTGACAATTGATGAGAAAACCCAGGTATTTAAGTTTCCCACAGATGAGACTGTTACTGTCAAAAATATGAAGGTTATGGAGCAATTTGCAACTGCTAAGAAGAAGAAGGCTAATGTGGTTGCTGACAATGTTAAGCATGTGGATGTGAATGCAGGAATTAGTGTGAATGCAAGTGGGGGGACAAATGGAGTAAAAATAGTAGAAAAGTCGTCAGTTGTGGTGCCTTCTAAGGTAGTATCAACAGGGGTGAGTTACTTACCTGATGAGCAGATAGAGCCGGTCTTTGTAAGTGTTGATCAGATGATTAGGAATTATTCCAAGGGGCGTGAGTATCCAGTTTATGACAGTATTACTTATGATTATTATGATATGATGGTATGTAATCGGGATAGGCAGTTAGTCAAGAGGGAGAAGGTACAAAGACTTAATCTACCGGATATTATTGGGTTTTCAGGTAACTCTGAGTTAACATATGAGAATCATAATGTATTAACACCGGGTTCAAGTAACTTTGGAAGAATGGTGATGGTTGAGTTGTTGAATAAAAGTGGTGAGAGTGTGAATCTGATTTTGTTATCAAATACTACTGCTAATGCAATTGTTAATAATCTAAAATTGATTTATTAAGTTTGATTTTTTACTAAGTTTGATTTTTATTTTTATTAATTTAAGTTAATAAAAATGATGAATTGTGATATTACGATTTGTGCGAAGAGTATGTAAACTTTTATCGGATGGTAAATATGATGCAGTGATTTCGATAGATAGTCTGTTGGGAAATAAAAAGTATCGGGGTATGAAATTGGAAAGTCGGAAGAAACAATTAGCTAATTACTGTGATCATATTTTACACTTAAGATTTGATGATACTTGTGATGAATTAGATTATGAGGGTCCAAAGTTATATCATATTGAACGGATTAAGGAGTTTGCTGAGACATTACGAGGAAAGAGAGTGCTAATTCATTGTAATATCACGTAGTACGGCAGCCGCAATTATAGTTTTGATGTGTCTAGGTCATGATTATCAGACAGCAGAATCTTATGTTCATCAGATTAGACCTATTGCTGATCCTAATCGGTTGATGTTAGAGTTGTACCAGAGGAGCCTAACTAATCTAGATGATAGTACATTAATTTGATTAATCACATTAGGATAAATATAGGGATTTACCTCTTTTTATTGGTTTAATGGGGTTTAATCCGGTTTAATGGGTGTATTGATTAATAATTAAATTTTGATTATTAATCTTTTTATATAAGATGATTCGGGTTGGGAGATGTACGTATGGTGCTGGTGGGTCTCATATCCTCGTTATGATGGTTTTGTCAATGTGGTAGTTATGATGAAGAGTCACTCTGTCTATCATAGTTTGTCACCATATGAGTTGAAGAATGATCAAGGTCACATTATGGAGAATAGTTGGCAATTTAGTAAGATCTATGCTAAAGTACCAAAGAGTGTTCAGAAATATAGTCGCTGGAATCCCATGATAATTTGGGATCATCCAGCTGAGACCCACTTTATTCCTGATCAGGATGATCCCACTGATTTCAGTAAGGGTCAGATCCTACCAGCCTACTCCGTTTGGCGCAAGAAGGGTATGGAAGCTGAACATCCCATCCGTTATCCAGTGGGGTTCGCTAACCGACATAAGTGCTTATTCTCGATGGCAGATAATCCTGATGGGACTCTATCGGAGCCATTGAATTATATTGAGGGTCGCAAACGTATTTATGTACCCTTATACTGTTCCTTAGTAGAGAAGGAAGCTAAATTCATTGAGTTACAAGATATGCTAAATATTGGTAAGAATCTCTTGATTATTGAGGTTGATGGACCACATCAGGAATCCCTAGAACATTACAAGACCAATTATGGTGTATTTGATGACTTTATTGAACAAGATACTATGTTAGCTAGTGAGGAGAATCTCCGTATCATGTTGAATGATCCTAAACATCCCTTCGGACATGGATATTGTTTAGCTATGGCATTATTAGGCATTGAATTAGATGATTGAGATGAGTAGGGAGGGGAGAGAGCGAGGAAGCGTCCTTTCCTTTTTAGTTGTATTTGTTGAGAAATAGATGCTTTGAGACGGGCAGTAGATTGACTGGATCCTTACGTTGAATCTTGTCTTGTATCGATTTGGTAAATTCTTCCTCGAGACGCTCATGATATTCGATTAGGTACTCACCACGATCCGGGTCTAGATCAGCTGGGTTCTGGGTACTATCATTATAAGTATTTTTGCTCTTTTCTATTTGATCGATTATCAGTTCAAGATATTCGGGATAGTGTTCATCGCTAGTGATCGGGACTGAATCTTCAACAGCAGTTACTGTGATACTTTGGTTAACTTTGGGTGCATAGGGTTTCCCTGCCTTGATTGAATCAAGCATCAGGATAGGATCATCCATTCCGGTCTTTCTCATATCACCTGTAGCATAATTATGAAGATCTAGTTGGGGTCCACAAAGATCAAGATAGATGTTACGTCCTGATTTAGTCACTAGATGTAGAACGGAGATTCTCATCTTATTCTGCATCAGATATACCCCCTCTTCTACATCATAGGGATTACTGTGACCTGTTACTGATAACCATTGAAGGTTAATCTGGGTAATAGGGTCACTACGAAAGTGAATCTGTTCCTGATGGAGGTAGAAGTAGTGACCCAGAACTTCTGAGACGACTAGGTGTTGGTTTAATCTCTCGGCTTTGTAAAAATACTTTTTCTTCTGCCAGATTGGGTAACGACATGAGGGTAAGAATTCATTTAGGGTCTTACATGGTTCCTCAGTGTAGTAGATCTCCCATTGTGAGGGTTTTTTAACCACGGCATAGAAATCAGGACTCAATGATTTCTGATGAAAGTGTCGACTAAAGGCAATAGCTAGATATTCAATATCCATATGTGGATCATACTTAATTGGCGTTGGTTGTAAATCGGTAAGTTGTGAGTCAGTAGTAGACATATATATGATATTATGAAATAATATGTTTATGTTTGAGCTCAAAATTTATTGATTTTAGGTTTGTAATAAGATGAGTCAAGGAAAGCGTGTAAATGAGGTAGATGCTAATTATGTGAATTGTTCAATTTGTTAATAAAGAAAAAATTGTATAGTTTATCAGTTTGTACAAATATGATAAACTATTTGAATAGTTGTCAGATATGTAACAAGTATACATGTGATAGTTGTCTCATCGAAACTCACGAAATTCAGCTCGATGCGGATATATTTATTTGTCCCAATTGTTAGTGAATATTATCGCTTTCCAATTCAATCCGTCATTGTTATGGCTAATAAGGAATATAAGCCTATAATCGACAAATTGCGGGAGGAAAATAATAATTTGTGGAGAGTTACTGGCTGACAATGAGAGATTACAATTGGAGATAAAATATCAGCCAGGAGGTGAGGGTATGATAGACGCTCAAGAGGATTTCAATGAGTTAATGAATGGGTTGAAAGATTAATTTTTGATTTTTCTGTATAGAAATATCAGAAGTATAAATACACAACAATGAGATGGGGATGTCACTTATCTATTGCTGACCATGGGTTGGTTTCTACTATTCAACATATTATTGATGTGGGTGGGAGTGCCTTACAGGTCTTCCTTAGTCCTAATCGTAGTACTGCTTCAGGGCGACCTATTAGTCAATCTGAAGCGGATACTGTGCGGACGATTTTGAAGAATACTGGGGTGTACCTGGTTATTCATGGTAAGTACGTTTTAAACTTCTGTAGTCCCAAAGTATTGTGGTATCATGATGCCTTGGTATCTGATATGAAGAAAGCCCATCAATTAGGGGATCGAGTAGGGGTAGTGATCCATCAGGGGAAGAATAAACCGGAGTTCAACCAGACACGGGCAGAGGCGATTAAGACGTATGTGGGACATTTGGAGAAGGTTTTGGATGGTACTTCAGATATGGAGAATCCGATTGTTCTGGAGAACTCCTGTCAACAGGGTAATGAGATTGGATATACAATTGAAGAATTGGCTGAGATTTACCATACGTTTGAGGATAAGTATAAGCCGAGGGTAAAGTTCTGTTTGGATACTTGTCATATTTTTGTTGCAGGTAGTCTGCAATTTAAGGATGCAAATGAGGTTGATGCATTTATGGCACGTTTTGACCGATTAATCGGGTTAAATAAGCTGGAGGTGATTCATTTTAATGATAGTAAGACCCCTTTTAATGCTCATAATGATCATCATCATGATATTGGCGAGGGTTATATAGCAAGTTTAACGTATAACAGTGATGTTAAGAAGTATCAGAATTTAACGGGAGAGCTTAGAGGGAGTGAGGATGGTCTGAAACGTTTAGTGAACTGGGCAAAGAGATATGATATTCCGCTCATTTTAGAGACCCCCTTGGAGAGTATTGAACGGGCTGATCAGGTTAAAATGGTTGGCGACTGGGTGAATGCGGAGGTGATTGAGGGTAGTAGTCGAGTTGTTGCAAAGGCGCCACGCAAATTACTATTCAAGAAAAAGGACTAATATTAGGTCATTTTATGAACTAATATTTTTATATATTTAGATTTATTTGGGGAATCATTGGATTTATTTCAATTTATTGTGATTTGGTGGTTTATTGGGATTTGGTTGGATTTTATGGGGATTTTATGTGGGATTTATGGGGATTTGGTTGGATTTTATGGGGATTTAGTGGGATTTAGTGGGATTTAGTGGGATTTAGTGGGTTGGGACCTATGGAACTTGATTGACGCCTAATCACCTCCCTACGGTCGGCTCAGGCCCCGGACCAAAAATGGTTGATAATGCAATTGTAATATGAGAGATACTTTTATATTGAAATAATTTCTTTGAGTGACATTTTTAATTTCCTGTAATTTTTCGAGTATTCATGCACTCATAATTTATATATGTGAGATATTTTTATGCTCTAATAATTTCTCGAGTGTATCGGAACATGATAAAATATCCTCATATTTTTGGATTTGATTGTGGGAGTCTATACACTACTTAAACACTTGTTACTTTGATTACTTCATCATATATTTTTTGGATCGTATTCTTCTCTATTTCACCATATGTGTCAAAGATGTACTTGTCGCGGTTTTGTAGGTATTCGGGGGTGACTAGCGTGTTGTTATAATACTTTTCAAATATCGTTGCCATGTCCTGTCCTGAATCTGTCCTGAATAATCCATATTGCTTGAGCTTCAGATTATCGTTGTGATACTTCATGTGACCTGATATCACATTAGGATTAATTAGGAGACTCTCTGAGAATGACGTACTCGAGTTCTGAACAAAAATTATATCAGCAAACATCAAATGATATAATAGAAAACCATCCTTGAATCCCTCTATTAATATCACATTCTTGTGATTATGCGTCTTCCGTAATGATTCATTCTTGATCCCACTCTTGATCTTGGATATGATGTGAAAATCATGTTTAACTGATAACTTGATTAATTCCTTCAAAATCATCTCATAATCCTCTTGAGCACCCGGTCCTGCTCCCGGATAAGCCTCTTCAATACCTCCATTGTTCTCAATTAGCAGAACAAATTTCTTGTTCGAATCTATCGGATCTGTACAATTACTAGTTAATTGCCCAGTCGAACTCGACACATAACTAGTGAATGTCTTTTTTTGCTCTGCTAAATCAATCTTGAATAAGTAATCCAACTGTGGTGATCCACCAATTGGAATCACACTTTCCGGTGGTTTCTGTGCCCTTATCACATATGGTGCTTCAAACTTAGTGAAGAAGTATCTGTCGTAATTTCTAGTATACTCATTATTCCATACCGTGATTCGTGCATTACCACCCCATTGAGTTAGAAGACCATGGTTAATATAGAATAGCTTACTACCATTCTGTCTAACAAAATCTCTTAGCTCAAGTTTAGCAAAGGTAGAGAAGATAGTTACATGAGGTTGATCTTTCTTATATAATTGTCGTAGTAAGTGGATGATACTATAACTGTCAGAAAATTCAATAAAGTGTACATCTTCTTTCTTAAGAAGCTCGTATCCTGTTTTAATATTCTCATACTTCTTTGGAATATCTCGACCATCCACAATAAAAATATTTCTAATTTTTTCATTGTCTCTAAAAGGAAAATGAACCCTAAAGAACTTATTACATACTATATGAAACACGTTGATCATTAGAAAGAAATATACTTTCTAATAATTTTTTAATTTATCCGTTATAGTTTAAATAGGAATGCATGTTTTTACTCGTCTACGATAGTTCCTGTCAGTTTATATATTTCATTATAGATGGTTTGTCTTATCAATTTGTCCATATATAAAATCAATATATCTCTCCCGATTCTTCATATACTCTTCAGTTAGTAAGGTCTTGTTGAAGAATTTCTCTACAGTGTTATCCACATCATCGAGGTTATGTGTCATTAATAAACCATGCTTCTTCAATTCAAGATTATCATTATGATAGTTAATATGAAATTCAATCACATTTGGATTAACCAAGATACACTCACAAAATGCCGTCGATGAATTTTGGATGAAGATCATATCAGCAAAGAGAAGATGATACAACAGTAATCCCTGTGCAAATCCATCCACTACAGTCACATTCTTATGTTGGTGTAAACGTCGTAAATGCTCATTATTACCCACACCATGTTTCATCTCGAAGATGATCTGAAAATCATATTTCTCTGATCATTTGCTGCATCATGGTACAGTACTCCCTACCAGTACCACCTGTTTTGGTCTCATTAGGGTATACTTGTACAATACCACCATTATTTTCTATTAAAAGTACTACCTTTCTATTTGGATTAATCGGATCTTGACAATTATTAACCAATTTACCGGTTGATGCTGATACATGTTTCATAAATTCTGCTTTTTGTTGATTCATATCAAGACTAAACAAATAATCCAGTTGTGGTGAACCACCAAGACCCACGATATTCTGTTTGGGCATTTTAGCACCCTCAAAGTATTCTATCTCTGATTTGGTACAAAAGTATCTCGCATATTTACGAGCATACTCATTATCCCATGCAGTTAATCTGGCTGTACCACCTAATTTAGTTAGAAGACCATGATTGATATATAAGATCTTACATCCTTTGCTTAGGATATGATCTCTGATGGGAATTTCGAGGAACTTTGATGCGATAGCTATATGTGGTGGATTCTTACGAAATAGATTATTAAGAAACGGAATTAATATATGTGTGTGTTTAAATTCAGTGAAATGTACGTTCTCATGTTTCACTAGCTTGTAACCCGTTTCTACAAAGTCTAATTTAATTTGTCCATCAATTACTAATATATTTTTAATATATTTATTGTCTTTGAATGGAAAATGAACCCGAAAGAATTTATTGTAAACAATATGATAGACGTTAATCATAGTGCCTTATATCAACAGATAATTTTTTATCAAAGATTATAAACTAATCCAAAGTTTATTGGATTGATTTTATTTAAATTAGATTAATTACAGTAATTGTCGGATCTCAAGAAGAACCTGGCAGTCCACATAGTTGTAATCACATAATTTACGGATTCGGGGATCCTCGTCAAATCTATCTCCTGTTATCTCACACTTATGTTGGATATTCCATGCCATCGCCATCGCAGTTGTTCCGTCCAGACCATGAAGCCAATTAGATTGGATCTTATCCAGTTTATGAAGTGCCCCTGCTACATCCTTGAGACCATATGTGTAACACTTTGGAATAGTGGCTTGACCCTTAAGAAAATGCCCATAGAGATCCACCCAATGGGTGTTTGGTGGTAGCTGTAACCCTGACTTTCTAAGTAAAGTTGGCTCAGCTTGACTCCAATGGTAAATAGCCACATCTTTCTGTTTACTGGAACGTTCCTTAATGAATTGAAGACCACTACGTAACATCTGTGTTTCACTTTCCTTATCCAGATTCTTAACCAAAAATGGGTAATATTCAGGATCTCGGTTACGCTGCTTCATGAGAATACCCATCATAAAAATAATTGGTTCTTCAGTCACCAGACTTGTACAGTTCTCAAAATCCAAGAAGATCTCTAACTCTGGACTACTTGGACGCTTGGGTAATGGTGGTAATTGTAATTCCTCACTAATGTGAGCTAGAATACGACTTCCATATCTTAGATCCTGTACATGCTCTGGCTTTAATTGACTGATCTTGGTAATACCCTGACTATGTAACTCCTTGCGATTTTCATAGTTCATATACGAAATCTGAGTTAATTCCTCAATATCCTCTGCGATTTCCTTTTTAGCATGGTGCCACTGACTATCACGACCATTTTTCATATTAGGATACAGGCTGTCAAGTGGAGTGGTCTCAATTTCTTGAAACCATGTGAGAGCTTGACGGAAGACATCTAGATCATCATGTTTAGGTACCACACCAAACCGATTATGACGGTCTAAAATGAGTGACGTAGTAATAGCACCCATTTTGATCATATCTAATCTATGTTTAGACAATAGGAATGGGCTGTCCTTTCTGAACTCAAGCGTTGTATACTTTAATTTGATAGGAATATAGGTAAGTTCATCGAGCATGGGAGCTGACTCAAATAGTTCAGATGAATTTTGTGGGAAGAGCTTCTTAAATGCAGTCTTGTGAATAATTAGGTCAAACGTATCCCATAAATAATGCTCATCTATCTCCCTCGCCAACTGTCCCATAAAAATAATTCCAATACCATCATCCATTGCATGACCTGTAGTCTCCAGTAGATTCAGATCATATGGTAGCTTAAGTAACAGGTTATTATTATAAATATCTAGCAAATTGTGAATTGATGGGTTAAGGACACGATATGTGATCCCTTTCTTATCAGCGTTGGAGATGATTTGATTAATCCGATCTAGTTTGAACTGAAGATTCATCTGATTGTAGACATCCAAGAACATATTCTTATCCCGAATCCAATTATGTGTACCCTGGTGATACTCTAACCAGTCCATAATCGGATCATTTTGTAGGTAGTTCTCAAATCGACTGATCGGGATTCGCTCCTTAATTGCATACCTACTAGTTCGAATTCGTATAGGTGCTGTATTATCAGTTGTATTATCACCTTTATTATCAGCTTTATTGGTTTTGAGGGATACACCAACGGCAGATACTTTGGTTCGATTCTCGTCCTCCTTGTCCGCTGAGCGTTTACGCTTATTTGAGGGCGTCGTTTGCTGAGATGATGGTAGTGAAATAGGAGCGAAGGCAGGGGTGAATTTGATCTTGTAGAAGTTCTCGATTTGGGGTTTGATTCTCTGGAACCACTCCCGATTGCGATTAATCACATATCGCCAACTATCTACATAGATCCAATAGACTCCTCGTGCTAGAGTACCATATGTGATCGTCAGGTCTGTAGCACTAGGTTGTTCAGTACTGATGTTAAACTTGTACTCACAATACAGAGCCTGATCAATATTCCATACTTCCATGGCAATCTGCACCTGTACCCAGTATTCAAGTGGTACTCGATACGTGATCTGACGCTTCTTGGGGCATTTAATCTCAATGAGGCGAGGACGACCATCTACAATTTGAATACCATCAGGACTGGCACCCAAGTAAGGGATGGTATCATGGGTTTTTAGACCCAGAGTCCCGACTGCTTTCTGTGTGGTCTGCTCTAGATGTTGAATGGCAATTGGCTCCATCAGAGTACCCCAGTCCATTGGAGCTATTTCATGCGCATTTCGTTGAGTGATTGGGGGTATGGGTCGAGGTGTAGTATCCTGTTGTACCTTGAGTAGCTCATCGTATGACCGATGACTATTTAGATGTAAAATACTGGCGATCTGAGTAGATGTTAAGATTTCTGTACGACGTTTATACCATTCGGGAGTTCCCTGTGGTATCTGTTGGAGACTTTGATAATATTCCATTACTTGTAAGTTTATTATTGGTATTAATGAAAAAAATCAAAATTTATAAAAACAAGTATAATGTATATATGGCACTTAATATTCTAATCTCCATTCCTTTCTTCCAAAGACACCTGATTTCAACTTTGTGTTTTACTCATTACAGTATGATCTGTAAACAGGTTGAACAGGATCTTCCTGGTACTTCCATGAAATTAGTCCTGGTTGGCAGTGAGGGTGAGGTCTCCAGGAGTTTAGCTATGAATTTCTTGTCAGGACCAGAATATTATATTGAGTTCCCGCAAGTCCATGATAAATATGAAAAAAACTTAATGGATAAATTCAAGGCTGCCATGGAATGTCTTAAACAATTTCCGCATGATCTTATCTTTAAGATGGGTAGTGACGATCTTATCACCTATGATTTCTTCTCAAAAGTCATCAATATGTATCTAACTGGTAAATATGATGATCATGTCTTCTGTAATGGGGTCTATTCTGACGCCAAAAAGGCTGGTGGTATCATTATGATCGATTATGATGCTGATAATGGGTTTTTGATCCCTATGCTCGGTAAAGTCCGAGATCCGACTAAATCATCAATGAGTATGGGTGCATGGGCTTTTACTAAGAAGTCAATCGCTATGTTTGATTATGACCCAGGTTACTCTGAAATAGTCATCGACCGCAATATTTATGCAAAGAAGATACCACGCACTATTGTAGAACAGGTCTTCTATGATATCAAAAAGGTAGATCAAATCTCATGTTACACCTATAATGATTATGTTAGACGCCATGTTCATCACAAACTGAATCCCCAGCAACGTCAAGCTTATATTGACTTTATTACCAAAGTTAGAGAAAATATTCCTGAACCTTTGAAGTATTTATTTAAAAAATAATATGAAAATAAATAAATAAAGAATAATGAATAAAGAAATAATGAAACAAAGAATAATGAAAGAAAGAAATGAATAAATGATGAATAAATAAATAATGAATAATGAAATAATGAAATACATTTGTATGAATTCTTT